AAGTGCAATAAAATTTTCAAGTTGAGTTTCGTTAATTATAACTTCATTCCCATCTTTATATAATTTAATATCTTTAGCCATAAGTTCTTTTATTAGTTTTCATCTTCTTCGTCAATATCTTCGTTATCTAAATCTTCAGTATCAAAATCTTCTTCTGAGTCATCTTCCCATCTTTCATCTTCGTCATCTCTTAAATCAGCTAATAAGTCTTTTACTTCTTCACATAGCATAGACTCTTTATCATGTAGTTTTTCGATTTGATCTATTTTCTTTTCTATTTTGTCAATAATTTTATCTTTTGCCATATCTTCTCCTTTTCTATGGTGTACCAGCTTGGAACTCATAAGTACATCTAACAACCATTCTAATACCACCAATCGGAAACAATGTTCCCTCATCTGTTTCTACTGATGTAATTTCAGTATCAAGTGCATTTGATGATCTAGTAATATCAGTTTCTAAGGCAGTTTCAATAGCTGTAATAAGTTGATTTCTAAGTGTATCTATATTTGATTCAGCACCTTTTACAAATCCTAATACTACAAAGTCTATAGTTCCAATTCTAGTTTTAGCACCACTTCCTAGTTCTTGATCTTCTCTAACTTCCTCTGATGTTTGAACAATTACTGCTGGATATTGCTTGTCTGATAATTCGTCTAATTGAAAAGGTTGTCTAGTAGCTTTTTTAATTGTTATTGGGCTACTAATACCTGAAATGGTAGATAATAAGTTAGATGCAATATTTTCTCGTACACTCATAATTTAAACTTTTGTAATTCTTTTTCTACAAATCTATTAAAGTGCTTACTTATAATCTTTTCTGTTCTATCATTAAAGCCAAAAAATTCTCTTTTTGGCTCATTTAAAACTTGGTTAAATAATGCTCTTTGTCTCATTTGTGCATTACTAAATCCAACTGAAACTTTATTTCTACCTGTTTTTTTTATAGTTCTACCACCTGGAGTTAATGCTCCTAACATTCTTCCTGAATAAAATAAATCTACCTTTAATGGTTTACCCTCTCTTTGTAATTGTTTTCTATAGGAATCAGAGTAACTTGCAAAAGGTACATCTCTAAAATCTATACCTTTAGCTGTTTTAGTTCTTATTATGTCAAGCAAATGGAAACCAGCTTGTAATAATCCCTTATCAAATATTCTTGGAAATTTACTTTGAAGTCTGTCGTATCTTTTTGATATTTGTTTTGCGTTAGTTTTGATCTTTAAATCTAAAGCCATTATCTAGTCAATCTTCTAAATCCATGTAAAGGCTCTCTTTCAGAAACTTGTATAGTGCCATCTCCTGTCTCATCATACTCAACACCATCTTCTAAGATTGTTCTCCATTCTTTATTGTACTCTGACATATAATACTCAGCCATTCTTTCAAATCTGTCTTTTTCTGTCTCAGGTCTAAACTTAGTTAATGCTGGGCAAAAGAATCTACCTAGAAATAGATATACACCAGCCCTCTCAAACTGATCTAAATTAACTTTAGTATCTACCATCTCGGCAGTATTTAATACTGTAATATCTGTAAATATATTTGTTTTGTAAGTTTGCCACCACTCTACTCTAAGCTGTCTTAGAATATCATTTGTTGTTTGTGCAAAGAAATTAACAGCTTCAGTATCAGTTGAAGCAATACCAAAACCAAAAGCATCAGGTTGATACTTAGTGACATCACTTGCAGTTATAACATTTGCACCTGTGTAATTAGCCATAAACTACTTCCAAATAAAATAAGCTACAATTAAAACTAATGGTATTGAGTACATTGGGTTATTCTTAGCTTTTACCCATACCCACTTTGACCACTTCTTAGCTTTCATCATTATAATTTTGTTCATTTCTTTTTCCTTGTTTTTCTTTTCTTGGGTTTAAGTTCAACTACTTTATCAGAAATGTCTTTTACTGTCGCTTTTTTAATTTCTTTTTTTACTTCATCAACAGGAGCAAAACCTCTTGACTTAAAATGTTTTATATTAGCTTCGTATTGGTCTTTTGCTCTTGTTATAGTTTTTTTACCATTTGTTAATCTAATGTTCATAAATTCTCCTATTGATTATCAGGGAGATTTCTCCCCCTGATAAAAGTACGATTATTGGATTGATGAATCTACGTTTAATTCAACACCATAACTATCGTGAAGTTCTCCTGTACCATATACAGCAGTTGCTACAATCTCGTCTGCTCTTAGAGAAGCATCTCTTTGAGTTTCGATTTTTAGGTCTTGCATCATAGCTAATCCTAGTGCGTCTCTGTGGAAGATTGCACCTTTGTAGTCTCCTGTAGTGCCTGGATTATTGCCTGAGTTGTCAGCCATATTTGAAGTTTCAAATATTGGAACACCAGCTACATTACCAACAAAACCTGTTCTTAAAGCTTCGTTTGATAAGTCTGTATCTCTACCTACAAATGTGTTTGTTAAATTACTTTTTAAATCAAACGCATTAAATGGATGAAATACACCAGCTAGATCAGACATTGGAACTGCATTTTTTCTAAGTATTGCTACTGCATTAAATACATTAGATGCACTTAGAACTGCTGTTCCATCATTAACTTCATTTGAGAAACCATCAAATAACGCAGTTAAATCTGTGTCAATTTTTTTAGCGATTGCTTCTCCAAACAATTTACCAATATCTCCAGCAACATTTCTTGGTGCTGAATTTCTTGCTAAGTCTGTTAAAGTTGTCATTATACCAACTTCACTTGCTGTGATAGTCACAGAAGTTGGGTTGATAGCTGTGTTAGATAAATCAGAAGCTTCTGATACTGCTGAAGCTGATACAGTTCCATAAATTGGAACTTCTACTGACTTACCACCACCTGTTATTGCATAGTTTCGTACTAGAGGTCTCATAGTTGATTGCTCTGATGCTACGAATAATGCTTCTGCTACAATCTCAGTATATAGTTCCGAGAGTGTAGAACTTGTGCTTTCGTTTGCCATTTTATTTTACCTTTATTATTTATTGTTTAAATTAATCTGAACAGGAGCAGAGTCTCTTTTTTTGCGATACTCAGCATACTTTTGACGATCTTCTGCTTTGCTCATATCTAAATCCTGAATATTAAATGGTTTTACAGTTTTACCCTCGATGCTACTCTGACTACCTGTGCCTGACAAAGACCCTTTTCGGAAATGTGGGTTAGCATCTAAAAACTCTTTAACTCTATCTTCTATCGTTAATAGTTCCCCTTTTGGGTTGTATCGTATGTTCTTATTATTATCAAGTATTTCTATTCTACCATCATCATTATAATTAACTTCATTCTTTAGCAAAGATACTACTTGGTCAGGAGCAATAGCATTGTTTTTAGAAGCTAATGACATAATAGAGTTATCTACATTTATCGTTTTAACTTTAGCTTTCCAATCAGCTAACTCTTTGTCTTTATCAGCTATTCTTTGCTTCATAAGATTTTCAAGATCAGCTTTAGTCTTTGCTTCCTGTATTTCTTTTTCTTTTGCTAGTTCTTGCTCTTGTTTCTTAGCTTCGTCTAACATTCTTTGATGCTTAGACTTCTCAGCTTCTAGTCTTTGCTTGACAATTCTATCTACATCTTCTTGATTAAATGTTGGTGTTGGTTTCTCGTCAGTTTGAGTTTGTTTAACTTCAGCTTCCTGAACATCATTTTTCGGTTGATTAACCTGTGTGTCGTCTGACATTGTTTCTCCTATTTATTTATATTATAAGTTCGCCTTTACTATCATACCAATCAGGATTGACATAACTAAACTGATGTCTGCAATTATACCCACCTCTAACTACAAGTGGGTTGCCTGATTTCTTACCTGACCATGATCTACTTTGCCATAAATCCTTGATCTCGTTGATGGTAAAAAGTCCACCTTTTCTTTTGTTATATACACCATTTACTAAATTTCTGCAAAGTTCTCTAGTTGTAGGTATTACATCTCCATAGTATTTAACAAAAGTCAGCCCAGCATCCCTTGATTTATTGAAGTTTAAGGTTGCATCAAAGTCTCTTAATGAATCGTTTAATATTTGACTAGCATATCT